TCTTTCACGAGCTTCTTAAGTGTTGTCTTCATCTTTTCCTCCTTATATGTTTAATGAAATGATCCCTGAGCCAAACATGATGGCCAGGTAAATGATTGTTGTGTATATAATTATCATTGCTCTTCTTTGTTAGTTAACGCCCACATTACAGCCTAACTTGAATTCTGAAACAGTGGCCAATGTCAGCGAAGTAATGTGGATCGCAGACCTTACATAAGACCTGATGGGATATATGTCAAGAGCTTTTTTTTATTTTTTTGAACTTTTCTTTAAGAATGTTACTATACTTAGTGGTGTCGCCTTTTTCTAATTCTTCACACATTTCTATCGCATCAGCTACCAGCTCCTGAAGACTGGTTACCTGCTGCTGCAACCCATCTAGTTTCCTATTATATTCCCGAGATTTATTCTGAGAACGAACGAGATCTAAAGCGTCAAAATCTACTGCCATTCGACATCTATAAGACTTCGTGGGATAGATGTCAACAGGGAAGTTTACTGAGATCCATCACCAGCTCCCGATGGTACGCTGCACGGGAAGCCAGCTGATGGTTTAACGAGAACGAAAGCCGAGCTTCGCCCGAGAACGAGAACGAGATCCAGCAGGTCCGGCCCCGTTACCAGGCCACGTCAACAAAGAGGTAGAGAAAACGTGGCCAGGAAACGAGGACGAGGATCATGCTGCCTGAGCTCCCAGCTCCATCAGCAGCAGGTCCTGTAACTGTAACCACTGACCGTTAGCCGAGAACGAAAAACGAGGAACGAGAGACCGAGGATCAGTGAAAACGGACAACGGCCTGTAGAGTTCTAAGAGTCTCTGCGAGGGGGTCTCTTTCAAGATAAAAACCGTGCCACCAGCTTTGATATATCTATTTATCCAAACAATTTGCCACTTGTTTAACTTAGGATAACTCAGATCATCTGATTTTAATTCTATCCAATAAACTCCATTTTTATGAACACCATGTACATCAGGAATTCCGTTAATTGTGCTAGATTCTATGCGTGTTAAAAAGGATTCACTAAGTGCTTTTTTTACTTTCTGCCACAACAAACTTTCTCTATTTTTACTAGCCATAATCAACTAAGTTTTTTTATTTCCTTAATCACTGAATTAGGTATCAACGTAGTATTTCCAATAGTCTCAATTTCAGTTTTGTTATCATTATAAGAGTAATCACCAAATATTCTAGTCACACCTTTTGCCTGACTTAGGAGATGACCTTTGGTGATGCAGGTAGCAAGCTTTGCTTTTTTTACATCTGAAAAACTACTCCATGAACTATCCGAGACAATATCGAACCATTCTACTGACACCATTGGATATTTATCTATTTCTTGTTTAACCTTTTTGGGTATTGCAATTTTTTTCCTAGTCATCAATCTCTACCTTTATCTTACCAACGTGAGTAAACATTGTAGAGTTATGTACTTGGTTAAAAGCATCTAACCACTCAGACCAACTAGCTTCCTTCAATTGATGTAGCGTCTTCTGACTTAACTTCAATCGTTTTGGCGTTGTAGCCATCGATCTTATTCGATAACTCTTCCAATTTTTTTTCAAGTTGTTCACGTGACATACCCTCCAGACCAGTTACTGTTACTTCTTTTCTATCAACATAAGCACCAGCCAATTGTCCAGACCTGTACTCAGCGTTGATTGCAGCAGCATATTGTTTTTCTTTTTCTGCTGAATTAGCAATTCGTTCTAATCTTTTATATCTTCTAAGGTTGTCACTTTCATATTTTTTTACTTCTTGATCAAATCTTTTGTCATAATATTTTGCAATGTGAGGATTAACTCTTCTGTTTAATAATTGTGAGGCATGAGATCTTGCAGTCTCAACACTTTTACTTTCATAACCAGCACGCTTTAGTGCTTCAGCTTGTGTAATATTACCATGCTCCTGCACCAGGATCTCCACAAACATTCTTTGCTTTGGAGTCAACTCGTGCTCAGTTTTTAATGCGTTTTTTTTCATTGTTAAATGAATCTACTTTTTTTTCTTTTTGATATACCACCTTTAGCTTTTCGTCCAATTCTTTCTGACAAAAACTTTCTTACTGATCGAGATATACCTTCTTGGATAGCTGCTCTTTCTTTTTTAGGTAAAGTTATATTCATGGTTTTACCTTTTTTATCAGATGCATAGGCCTTACCAAAAATCTGTGGTTTGCCACCTTTAGGCAAACTTGTAGTTTTTGGCATTTTTAAATATTCCGCCTTACTCATGAATTTAGTAGATCTAATAGATTTTTTTAATGCACGTTTTTTTAAATCATAAGGTTCAACACCTTTAGAGTACCCACGTTTTTTTGCTCGTTTTTGTGCTCTGACCTCGGCTTTGTGTTTTCTATACATTTTACGAAAGCCTTCTTTAGCAGTATTGAATATTATTTTCTTCATCATAATATTTTTATTATATAGATTTTTTAGAGTAATGACTACATCCCTACAACCAACTGTTTGCGTTCCCGCAAGAATGGTGTATCCCAGATACACCATAGATACACCATAGATACACCATAAAAACACACTTAAAATGTTGATATATAAGCATTATTCTTCTTCGGATACACCAGATACACCTCTTTTACCCTCTGACTACTTTTTTATTTTAATTACTCTAGAATATCTATATATAGAAAAATGAATTGATAATAGATACGGCTATCGGGAGCTATTTACTTGGTTCGGTTTCCGGTGGCCGTTTTACTTTGACCTACACCACCGAATACTGTAGACTGAACACATGGATTTTTTCATAGAATCTATATTAGTGTTGTCTCTTGGGGCTACCTTTTTTGCTCTCTTGCTAGCCCCAGGAGTTAAATTTAACAGACCACCGTGACTACTGCAGCCTTTTTAAATTTTCTTTTACAATTCTTTTTTTAATCTCTCTTCTCTCTTCTTTAGAACCAGCCTCTCGATAAAGCTTATAAAGTTTTCTATAATTTAACCAATGAGTTTGTATTTTAGTAAATGCTATTTTACCTATTTTTACCAGTTTCATAAATTCACCCCTTACCATTTCAGGATCCATATCAGCTGACCAACAAACTTCTTGAAAATCTTTAGAGTTATTAAAAAACCATTTGTATGCGTCCTCTTTCCAATACGTTTCTTTTTTAAATGCTGATGGATTTGTAACATCTTCTAATGCTTGAACTATTATTGCTTGAAATAATCTTTGTTCTGATTGGGGTTTAAAGCTTGTAAGTTCCATAGCCAATTTAATGCCCAAAAGTTTTAACAAGCTTGGAGAGCAAGTCATAAAATTTACGAACCTCACTTTTAGGATACAAATGTGATTTGCTATGTTTGTACTGATCGTAGATTAAATTAATGAAATCTGTGCGTTCTTCTCCAGGTAAAGCCTGCACCAATATTATAGTCTCTTTAGCTAACCTAAGACTTTCATTTTTTGCCATCTGCATAACCACGATGCGGGAAAAGATATGGATTGGGATAATGCACCGTGGTTACACATTTTTAGTCGTATCAACAAGTTTAATTCCTTTAGCTGCTGCTGCAGCTTTACGACCTGCTGACCATCTTCTCTCAATTTTCTCCAAAAAAGACAGACTAAAATTTCCTAAACCAAAGTCATTTCCACAATACAACTGAAACATAAGACTAGTTAACTCATCGTAAGTTTTTTTATTTGGACAAACCATTACTAGCTTGTCTAACGCCTGATCTAATGCTTCTTCACTGCTTTTTTTAACAGCTTTACCCACAAAATATCCTTTTGTTAAAAGTTAATTTTATGATTCGTTGTTCGGTGAAAATAAAGTGTTTTGAAAGCCCCACTTATTTCATTTAGGCTTAGGAATACGTTCTTCGTTACTATTTGATTATAATCTTCTTTGCAAGTAAAAAAAAGACTTACTATGACAGTTAAATTTCAATCCATTCTCTAGTATCATATTCATTTGATCTAAAATTTATAGCAACTGGGAAACTGCAACTTATTCTTTTCTCTGATATGGGGATAATTCTATGATAAATACCTGCAGGAACCCATGCAAAATCACCAGGTTTAAGTGTTTGATTACGGTTTTCTACCTCTATGGCCATAGTACCCTCAGATACAGCAATTAAATTGTGGTGTTTATCTTTATGTTTATCATGACTTTTGTTTTTTGTTTTATGTAATGAAAAATAAATATGACAATCAGTTGGTTTATCAAATGTATCTTCTAACCATTTAGCAATATTATTTAATTTTTTGTTAGCTCTACTAGATTCAGTGATGTAACAAGTAGATTCTTTAATCATTTTTTGAATATTACTCATACCCCAAAAACTCTCTTTATCCCAAAAATATTTTAATAACAATGTAGGATCTGTTTTAATTGTTGGGTAGAATCTATTTATATAACAAATGGGTTTTAAATTAATTAAATTTTCTAATTCTTTATAAGTAAAAATTTTTTCGCTTATCTTTCCAAAAAATACTTTTTCTACGTTAGTTTTAAAAAAATGGGGCCAGTCTCCCGGCCCCATTTCAACCTCTGATTCAAGGTTAACCATCCAATCAAAAGGTTTATTTACCATTGAGCAGCTTCTTGCCCTCCGATAGTAAATTCTGTTTCATGTTCTCGTAAGATCTGCCTTCCTTCTTAGCTATCTTACGAATCTCGTCATCCACCAGCTTTGCAATCATTGACCCAGGTCTTCTAAATCCTTGTTTGCCCATGGCTCTGATGATGGTGTAGGACTCTATGTCCACGGCACATGATTTCCATCTTTCTATATCCATTGTCCTATCTCCTAGTTGTCTTGGTACTCTTTACTCTTATAAAAATCAACTAAATTTATTTTATTTTTAGGAGTCAAACCTGCGTTATATATTTTTTCAATAATAGCTACATAATCAGCAGTTGATGTACCAGTTAAAAACCATGAAGATCTACTCTTACATGCATTTAAAAAACGCTTGTGATCAAACTTAGGATGTTTATCAGCTACAATGTAGGACACAACCATTGAACGTTTGAAACGTTTATTCTTAACTGACTCCATTCCATAAAAGTATTTTTTCAGCTGCATCAATCGTGCTCCGATTTTATCACAATGCTCTATACCTCCTGCAGGAATTACAAACCTACCTGTCTTGAAATCATTACTAATCCTTGACCATAGTGAAGTTTGTTTTAATAAAAGGACCACAGCTTCAGCAACATTTATTCCGTACTGAGCCATTTTATTTCTACAAATTTTGTAGTCCATTTTATTTCTGGCACAATGCTGATCTAAATAATTTTGCATTGACCAATTTTTTCTACCTGTATTTAGTCTTGCAACATCAAGTGGATCGTCTGAGTCCATAATAATGTACGGAACTTTTAGATCTAATTGTTTTCTTGCTTCCAAAGTATGTTGGCCATCAATGACTTCCATATTTTTATTTACTCGAATAGGATCAAATAAATCTTTGTCTGCAATTAACTTTTTTAATTGAGCCACGTGTGCTTCATCTACAGGTCTGTTACCTCTAGTTTTTTTAAATTTAGTGTAATCAGTTGTTACAAAAAATTTATTTTCTATTTTTTTGTTCATATATCTTTTCCTCCTTGGTTAGAACATTGTATAGAATAAGCCACCCACCATTAGTAAAAATACTTTAGGTGAGATTAGCATTATGATTAATAATAAAAAAAAGTATAAAACGTTTTTATTGTACATCTCGTGCCCTCACAACTGCTTTTATATCTTCTTCATCATTTATGGCTTGTACCTCTGACCAAACTAGATCAGCTGCAACCCATTCATTTATTGGATACACAGGATTTGAAAATTCAAATTCAAGTCTAGTGGTTGCTATCCGTTTAACCTGATCTTTGAAGTGTTGATCTGTATCATCCAAACCTTTACCATCAGCAGTTAAGTGCTGCGTCTTGGAAAGTGTAGAGTCTAACTTTTCGATAAACTCTAAAAACTCTGGAGACTTAGATTTAATATTAATTTTTCTCACGGATCCTCCAAAGTTCAAATTTATTTACAACGTTGCTTAAGACTTCATGATATCTAATTTGATTAGCTATTGTATCTTTAGCATCTATTTCGCTGTAAGCTGCACCATTTACATGTAACTCTAATACTTTCGTATCTTCGTGAAATGTCACAGTGAAGACTTGTGTGCTTTGCTTTTGCTTAGGTTTTATTTCCCAATCAGGTCTTAGAACCAAAGCTTCTTTTAAGTCGCCCAAAGCAGACGCTTCTTTTTTATCGTCATTCATGGTATCCTCTTTGTTAATATTCATGGAAACATATATAATTATTTTCATGGGATTTGCAAGTAAATAAAAAGATAGGATATTATAGGACTTTATGACAAAATTTTTACTTATTTTACATTTGTGTAGTGTTGTTCAAGGTGCTTGTTATGAGAGCACAATAACTGGATTTACATTCAAAACTCACTATGAATGTGCTACTGCAGGATATAAATTAGCTGGTGCAACATTAGATCAATTAGCTAATAATGACGTTTATTATGGCATGGAAAGGGTAGAAAAAGAAAAATTAGCTATAAAATTTGAGTGTAAAGAGCTTGACACAAAAATGATAGTCCCCCCAAAAAAACCTAAAACAACCACATAGTTGCATTTATGTCACTATTTGATATATAATAACACATGAAGCTATATCGCGTCCAAGCAAACTATAAGAATATATATGTTAATGAGATGCTTGAGGCTGAGAACGATAAAGCCGCTCTTGAGTGTTTTGTAAAGAAGGTTGACTCAGGAGATGTAATTGAAAAGGAAGGGCCTGGATATCATAATCCTGACCATTTGTTCCTAACCTTCGAGGAGGTTGACCGTGATGCAACTACAAAAGTTAATATCGGAGAAACTTCAATTGGAGTCCAAATGGGCAACCAGAGCATTGGAGCAGGGCAGAGTGACTCCTGATATGAAGTGGATTGATATAAAGATCAAAAATCTTAGAACAAAGATTAATGATCAAAGTGTTGAAGACGCTAAAAAAGGTCTTTACGATATAGCTAGTTAAACTAGCTTTAAAAAAAAATAATTAAAATCATAGGCTACAACTGTCTCTAGTCAAAAAGCATTCGTTGTCGCATCTAGAATTGAACCCCTGCTGTAGGTGATCGTCTACTATTCAATAAAATAAAAAATCAAAAAATTGCTCATGGTATAATAGTTAAAAATAAAATATAGGAGAGCAAAAATGTTTGAATGGAAACATCCAAGTTATTATGCAGAACTTAGAAGGCTGCGTAAGATCGAAGAAGAGAAGGAGTCGGAGAACACTGAGGACACGGACTCTTCCGAACAACCTCAAGATCTTCAATCTCAAGAATAACTTTTTGGCCCTTGCAAGTTTTGCAGGGGCTACTATTCCTTAGCTTCTCCCCAGGATCGTCCGAGTGCAATATCAACTTTGGAAGGTACTTTAAGACTTTCGATTGCATTTTCCATTATCTCCTTAACATTTTTTATATCTTCTTCTTTATCAATTGAAAAACAAAGTTCATCATGTATCTGTAATAAAGGTTTATATCCTGCCTTATAGCATTGTATCATAGCTTGTTTTGTTTGATCAGCTGCAGATCCTTGTATTAATCTATTTAATGCCTTGTAAGTAAAAGCTCTTCTTATGTTATTTCCATAAATAGCTTTAGCCTCTTCATATTGCATCGCTTTATTCATTCCAAAGGTAGCAGGCTCCCACATGTCAAATCGGCATTTACGGCCCTTTATTGTCCGAATAAACCCATATTTTGAAGCAGAGCTAGATACATCAGTAGCTAATTTTTTTACAAAAGGGACTCTTTCTCCATATTGCCTTAACAAAGCTTCAGCTCTATCTTTTGAAATACCTAATTCTTTACCTAATTTGTTTTTACCCATCCCATAAAATAATCCAAGATTGATAGTTTTAGCCTGAGACCTAGTTATTCCTGCCATATCGGCTACTATTTGATGAAAGTCTGCAGCTTCATTTTTATAAGCTTCAATAAATTCTGCTGCACCTTCAAAATGGTCATGAACAGATGCAGCATAGTGTGCAACAAGCCTAGGCTCTTGTTGTGAGTAGTCGAAACTACCCCATTGTCTACCTTCTTCAGGTAAGAACAAACTTCTAATTTTATCTCCATACTCTTTGTTTCTTGCAGGGATCTGTTGCAGGTTAGGGTTAGAGTATGATAAACGTCCTGACACAGTTCCACCTTGGTCAGATCTTAGTTGATTTATTTCAGAATGTATTCTACCTTTGTGAACATAACGTT